AGCTCGTCTGGTAAAGCTGGCTAATGTTTGGATGAAAAAACGGATTGGTTTTGTACCAGATCCTATTGATCCACTTCTTAAAGACGCGGCTTGTGAAATTATCAAAGGAATTCTGGCCAAAGTAATTTATAACGGCAAAGACCAGCAGTTGAAACGTAAGAAAGTTAAAGCTGATTCTGTTGAGTCAGAAAAAGAATATCAGGACGGATCTGAAGCAATCTCTAGCTTTGAACAGATAGCAATTGATTTTATTGATTCACTTGAATTGAAAGATCCAAATGCAAGTTTTAATGGCTTTGGCATACCACTTTACAGGGCATGATATGGGCTTACGTGACGAAATTCAGGCAGATATTGCTGAAGCATTTAATGAGGATCTGGCGGATGCGGTCCAAACATTTACATGTGACAGGGTTGTTAGTACCAACTGGAACCCTAAAACAAACACCTCTGAAAATGTCATTGAGCATTATGAGGGGCGTGGCGTTCTGTTTGGCTCATACAATCAATATGAAATACAAACTCTCGGAGTACTGGCCACAGATAAAAAGGCAACTGTGCTGCAGAATGAAGTTACCAAAGAGCCGATGATTGATGACGAATGGAGTACGGCGCAAGGTACATATCGCATCATGCATATCAAACAAGATCCAATCAGTGCAAGCTGGAAATGTCAGCTTCGAAAAGTGTAGGGGCTAAAATGGTTAATACCGAATATGTTCAAGAGTGGTACATCACACCTTTTCAGCATGTGCAATACACGCTTGCTAGAAATCAGCTTCACATGGATTTGTTATTTGAAGATATGGATGAAGCTGATCAATTTTTGGATATGGGAGCGGATGCACAGGTTAGTACTTTTTCTGATGGTGCATATGCAATCGTCCAAATTGGTGATACGGCGGATAAAGACAAAATTCAAGTATATGGATTGCTTTTACATGAAGCGGTTCACGTTTGGCAAATAGTAAAGAAGCGAATGGGTGAAAGTGAACCAAGTGTTGAGTTTGAAGCATATTCAATTCAAGCGATCGCTCAAGACCTATTTGAAATGTACGAAGCAAGCGAGGTGAGCAATGGGATGGAAGGGGAAAAAGCCGACTAGCTTTAGTGTTGATGTGGTGAAAAATGCTGAAGAACAAGTAAAGAAAATCACGATGGATACCGTGCAATCACTTGTAGTTTCGAGTCCAGTTGATACAGGTGCTTACAGAGCTTCTCATATCGTATCTATTGGAACTGCTGATTATGGTGTTCGTGAACCATCAACTAATCCAGTTCAAGATGCAGCAGTTCAAGCAGTCAAGTTTAAGCTTGGAAATCTGATCTTTATTCAAAACAACAAAGCCTATGGTCCGCGATTAGAAAACGGTTGGTCTGATCAAGCACCTCTTGGTATTTACAGCACTACTTTCACTTACATTACTCAAAAATATGGTGGCTAAGATGCCAATGACATTAGAGCAAGCTAGACAAGCAATAGTCGACCGTATGATGGCCTTTACAGGAATTTCTCAAGAAAGAATCCATTATCCAAATGCACCAGGCTTCTTAGCACCAGCAAAGGGCTTATGGTGCCGCTTAACCATTAAATGGGGTCCAAGTTTCATTGCTGGGTTAGCCGATACACCCTGTACTCGACGTACTGGGAATATCTTGATTCAATGCTTTGCAAGACCAGACACGGGAGACCAGGCAATAACCATTCTAAGTGTTGCATTACTTTCACATTTTGAATATTTCAGGATTGGGCATTTAGAATGCTTTCAAGGTCAAACGATAGATGCGGGTAAAGATGCTGACTTTCTGCAGTACAATGTGACGATTGGATTTACGGTGAATTGATATGTCTTACATGCTGACGCTAGAAGAAATTGAAATTAAAAAACAAGAGCTTGAACGACACTTGGCAGATGTAATGGCTAAGGAGCTAAGTAAATGGCAGTTGTCTAATAAATTATGTATTTCTGATGTAAAAATTCGCCTCGCTAATGTTAATAGCATAAATGGACCAAATTTAAATATTGTTACTGGAGTAAGTGTTGATTTGGATGATTGATATTAAGTTTTAAAGAAGTTACCGCCTGAGGGCGGTTTTTTTACGTCCCTAATTTTATAGCCACCTTCGGGTGGCTTTTTTTATGCCTAACGTCGGAGTATATAGATATGTCGAGTGGTGCACGTCAGATAACACAAATCGCGAAGGAAACCACTGTTGGTACCACACCTTCACCCTTCGCACGTACGACCTTTGAATTTACTGAAAATGGCCTTGATGCGACAGTAACAAAGGAAGACTCTAACTCAATCACAAGTGGCCGTATTGCACGTTCATCAATGATTACCGGTGCAGAGTATGCCGGTGAATTAAAATGTGAAGCGAAGTACAGTTCATTAGTTCAAGACTTAATGGCTGCAGCTGCTTTTAATAACTGGTCGTCAAATGTATTAACTTTTGGTGGCACACTTCGTCAAACATTTTCTGTTTTACGTGGCTTTGAAGATGTTAATGACTACCATGTTTTCCGTGGATGTCATGTAAACACTTTTGGAATTGATATTCCTGAAGCTGGCTTAATTACAATGACTTTCGGCCTTATGGCTCTTGGTCGTACAAACTTTTCTTCAGCACCGGCTGGAACAATTACAGCGGCAGATAACAATCCTAAAATGTCGAATGTCTCTGTAGGTGACATTTTAATTGACGGCGTTTCTCAAGCTGGGATTTCATGCTTGACCGCTTTTACATTTAATTGGGATAACACTATGCAGCTACAACGCTGTTTAGGTGGTGGTATTGATGCACGTGCAATCCTAGAAATGCTTGCAACAGGTACAGGTTCATTTACCGCAGCTTGGTCACGCAATACATCCGATATGTATGAAAAGCAATTCACTAACAAAACGATTTCATTAAAAGTTCCAATCACTGATACAGATGGGAATAAATATGAAATTTTTATTCCTAAAGCTGAAATTACTGCCCCATTACCTAGTGGTGGTAATTCAGATCTTTTAAATGCTTCATTCGAATATAAAGTCGTAGAAGTAGCCCCAACCATCACTCGTACACCAGCAGCAGTTCCTGCGTCTTAATCAATCTGATAGCAGCCTTAGGGCTGCTTTTTTTGGAGTTTAAAATGGCTTTAAAAGTAAGCATTCAGACTAGTAAAACAGTTAGTAAATGGCGTAAGTATATTGATGGTGAAGGGAATGTATTAGCTGAATTTAAAGTACGTGGTATCTCATATAAACCATATCAAGTGGCCCTTGAGCGTGCAAATAATCAGATTGCATCAAAAGGTTATGATGTAACTAAAGCTAGTAAAGACGACAAGCTATATCATGAATTGCTTCTTGAAGCTGCGGCCTGCCATTTAATTGAGGACTGGAAAGGCGTAGTTTTTGAAGAAGTAACCGAAAATCAAGAACTGATTGTGTCTGAACCAGAATATTCGCAGGAAAATGCAATTAAGTTGTTGAATCTAGGCGATCTTGGTGTGGCAATTTGGTTGTTTGTGAGACAAGAGGCGGAAAATATCCAAAAAGAAGCTGATGCATATAAGGATGAAGTAGTGGGAAAGTCATTAACCTCTACAACTGGACCAAGTTCAACTCAGAAGAAGAAGCGAGCGACTACAACAAGAAACAAACAGCAATTGCAAAAGCCTTAAATTTAAAAATAGCTGAAACCATCCAAAAGCCTGAATACTCATTTACAGCCAATGCCATTCTTTCAGCATATAACGTAATTTCCCGTTCAAGGCGTTATGAGCAAGGCATTCCCTTGGCTTTGGATATTGCAGCTATATCTGCCTATTGTGATCATTATGAGATCCCAGTCGAAAGAGATATTTTTAACGACTGTATCTTTGCAATGGATAATATTTTTCTGGATGATTCTCACAAAAAAATGAAGCGTCCAACAAAAAAATAACCCTAGAGGTATTTACTAAAAACAACTCTAGGGTTATAATTGACTCATCAAGTTAACAAGGGGACGGTGTGAAAAGTCTGGATTTAATCAAAATGATTGAAGCAGACGGTTGGTATGAGGTTAGGGTTTCAGGAAGTCATCATCACTTCAAACACCCAACCAAAAAGGGATTAGTAACAATCCCTCATCCTAAAAAGGATTTACCAAACGGAACTGTTAAAAGCATTTTGAAGCAAGCGGGTCTAAATTGACCCGCTTCAATCAGACTCATATAGTCCTATTTCACAGTACGATTTTGTACATGAGGTGAGTGCAATGTTATATCCAATTGCTATTGAAAGAGGTACAGACACCGAAGCCTTTGGTGTCTCCGTTCCAGATATTCCAGGGTGTTTCAGCGCAGGCGATACATTATATGAAGCTATCGAGAATGTTAAAGAGGCTATTTCTGGCCACTTGGAAATCCTAGCAGAAGATGGAGAGGAGATTCCTTTAGCATCTGATGTCAGTAAGTTTATTGACCAAGAAGATTATAGAGGTATGATCTGGGCAGTTACTGAAGTTGATGTTAGCCGTTACTTAGGTAAACCAGAAAAAATCAATGTTACTTTACCAAGCCGATTAATTCGGAAGATTGATGATAATGTTGGTAAAGATAAAAGATTTAAAACTCGCTCTGCTTTTTTGGCCGCTGGTGCTGAAAAGCTACTACATGCTTAAAATAGAGAGGCCACTCAATCGAGTGGCTTTTTTATTTCCCACCTGTTAAATTTTACCCATTAATAAAGATGGGTAATTTCATGAAAAAGATTATTTTATTGGGTTTAGCTTCAATTCTTGGCGGATGTGCAGCCACAACGGATATGATGAACAATCAGTATATGTCTGTTATACCCACTACTACCGATCTAAGTGGCTTTTGGTCTGGCAATAATGGTCCATATGCGGTGACTTACTCATTCAACAAAGACGGCACTGGCTTAATGTGTTCTAGTTGGAATGGTAAAGATTCTCTTGAAAAGTTAAAAATACATGGTGATGAAATCATTTTACAATCAGGTTTAAAGCAAACAATTAAGTCCAAAACCGAAACCAAGTTAGAACTTAATGTTAAATATTATGGTGGTGGTAGTTATCAATACAGCCCAGATCCTAAGCTAATCAATGCCTCACCATACTGTGAGAAAGCACTAAGAAATTAGTCCAAATTAAACAAATAACCCGCGAAAGCGGGTTTTTTATTGCCTGGAGAAAAGTTAAAGATGACTCAAGAATCACGTCTAGTCATTACTATTGATTCGAAAAATGCGGAACGAAACGCAAGAAATCTAGGCAATGAACTCGACAGCATAGAAAAGAAAGGGGATTTTGCATCAAAGTCCATGGATAGTTTATCTGTAGCAACAAGAGCACTTGCTGGACACATGGCAGGTCTTGTTACGGTTGGCGCGGCCATATCCAAAATGGATGAGTATACAGGCTTACAGAACAGACTTAAGTTAGTAACCAAGAATCAAGTTGAGCTAAATAAAGCAACTGAAGATACATTTAGAATTGCTCAAAAAACTTATGCGACATGGAATTCGGTTTTGCAGGTCTACCAGCGTTTTAGTGACAATGCGAAAACACTAAACATAAACATGGACGAAACGGCCCGCTTAACTGAAACAGTATCGAAAGCTGTTGCAATTAGTGGAGCAAGTGCTCAAGCAGCTGATGCAGCACTAGTTCAATTTGGGCAAGCATTGGCTAGTGGAACACTTAGAGGTGAAGAGCTTAACTCTGTGATGGAGCAAACCCCTGCCTTAGCAAAAGCGATCGCACAAGGGATGGGTATTACTGTAGGGCAACTACGTTCAGTTGCTGCTGAAGGGAAGATTACATCAAAAGAAATTGTTAAGGCCCTTAAAAATGTTCAAGATGACGTTGATGCTCTTTTTGCAAAAACAGATATCACTATCGGTCAATCACTCACTCTTTTAAATAACGAGATCACAAAATTTGTCGGCGAGTCAGGAAAGGGAAGCGGTGCGGCTCATGTGCTTGCTGATTCGATTCAGCTTCTTGCATCAAATTTAAAGTTGATTTCTGATGGAGCACTGGTGTTAGGGATTGGACTTGTAACTAAGGCAATCGCTACTAAAACCGTTGCGGTATATGCCGATGTTGCAGCAACTGCCGCAAATGTAAAAGCAAGCAAAGAAAAGGTTATTGCAGATGCAGCTGAAGCAGCCGCTGCTGTAAAAACAGCTCAGGCGCAAATAGCAAATTCACAAGCAACATTGCAGGTTCTAGCCGCTGAAAAAGCATTAGAAGTTGAAAGACTAAAAGCCCAAATGAATGCGGTCGGTCGCACACAATCAATTACGCGTATGGCCGAATTAAAGAAAATTGAGGCTCAGGTAACGCGAGAATTAGCTGCTGCTGAAACAGCATTAGCAGCTGCACAAACTAAGGCCAATGCCACAAAAGTGACAGCCTTAACAACATTAGGACGACTCGGAAAAGGAGCTTTAGGACTTGTTGGTGGACCAATTGGTGCGCTCGCTTTGGGCGTTTCAGCCTTGGCCGCAACATACACTTATTTTAAAGACAAGGCAGAAGAGGCAAATAAGAAGCTCGAGGAGCAAGCTGCGGTGGCTAATCGATCAGCCACGGAGTTGAAAAATTTGCAAGGTCAAGCCAAAACAGACGCAATTAAAGACTTAACAACCGCATTCAAGGCTCAAAATGATGAGCTTACAAAGATGGAATATCGGGTAGGTTCTGCGTTAATCGACATTCAGAATTATGCACAAGGAAATGCTGAAGTAGCTCGGATTTCAAATGAAGCGCGTTTAGGAACCATTAGTTATCAAGAAGCTTTGCAACAACTAGCGAAAGTGAAATTACCACCTAGCTTAAGACAGGCACTTGAAGAACAAATTGAAAAATATAAGGATGCATACGATAAAGCCGATAAGACCAAAACAGCAATTAAATTGTTTGGTATTGAAGTAACCATATCTGGTAATAAGGCTCAGAATGCAGCTATTGAACAGCAAAAACATGCTGATGCAATTAAAAATACAAAACAAGCAGCAGATGAGGCGCAAAAGTCACTGAAAGAAATGTATGATCAAAAAAACTTAGATACTGATTTTTTAACGATCAACATTAAAAGTCATGGACTGGAAATGGGTAAGGCGTTATCAGATTTTTACGATAACAACAAAATCCCTAAAACTCGCAGTTTAACTAAAGATGAATGGGCAATATTCCAAAAAAACTTTGATAAGGTGCAAGAGCTTAAAAAGCTTGAGGAGGATATTACCGCTTCTAAGAGACAGCAAACCAAGGAACTTGAGAAACAGCAAAAAGTTTTAGCTGTTAACTCCCAAGTTAAATCTAACGCCTCAAAGTATAATTTTTCCGATCTTGAATCTAAATATGACTTATTGCCTGGCCTGCTATCAGCAATCAACATGCAAGAAAGCAGGGGTGATGCAAACGTTATTGGTCCGAATACAAAATACGGGAAAGCCAAAGGTGGGTTCCAGATGTTGGATGGTACCGCTAAGCGGTGGGGATTAGTTGGTAAAGAAGTTTTTGATACTGGCAAAGCTGCAGAAGCAGCTGCGAAATATCTTAACTTTTTATTTAAAAAGTTCGGCAATTGGGATCAAGCAATTTCTGCCTATCATGCTGGTGAAGGTAACGTAGAAAAAGGTACCAATATTGGTCCTGTAAATAGACAGTACGTTAAAAACGTTAAAGGATATATTGCTGGATCAAATGGTTTTGATATGAAAGGAGTCTCTGAAAAAGATTTCGATTCCTACCTTAATCAATTTCTTAAAACGCAAGAGGAAACTGAAAAGCTACGTGATCAGTATCGAGATAAAGATACGCTTGCAGAGAAAGAATATTTAAAAAGAATTGGTGAGTTAAAGTTACATTTTAAAGATGCAGAGTTAAAGCAACTCACGGATAAAGAAACAGCACGTTACAATGCTCAAAAGGAGTTAAACGCTGAACAACTTGAATTTGAATTAAATGAGTTCCGTTTAAATGAAGTTCAAAAGCTGGAAAAACAAAAGCAGATTAAATTACTTCAAATCAAAGCATCAACTGAATACTCTGAAACTGAAAAAGAAATTCGAATCAAAGCTGTTAATGCAATGTTTGATTATGAAATTTCTGAGTACAGAAAACTTCAAAAGCAAAAATTGGAGGAGTATCGAAAAACAATGTATGAGCAAGCCTCAATACCACAATCAGATGTTATTAATTTACTAGCTAAAAAGAACCTAACTTCTTCGCAATATGATTCATGGAATCTACAGAATCAATATAGTGATGAAATGCAAAATGCTAATGATGCATATTCGTCAAATGTTAAAGCGATCTCAGAAGATAAAACAATCGTTGACGAAGAGAAGCGCTTCCAGGCCTTATTAGATGCTGAAGAGCTATTTCGTCAACAAAAGTATGCCATCAATGAAAAATATACATTGATGGAACAAGAACTCCAGAAAAATGCCCGTCAAGCTGAAATGGAAGTATATGGCCAGTTATTGTCTCAAGCTTCTACGGTTTGGGGAAATATGACTGCGATGGTAAAAGAATCTGCTGGTGAACAAAGTTCTGCTTATAAAGCTATGTTTTTTGTTCAACAAGGTATTGCCATTGCTCAAGGTATTATCAGTACAGAATTAGCGGCTGCAAAAGCATTAGAGTTGGGGCCGGTATTAGGTATTCCTGCTGCCGCCGTTGTACGCGGTTTAGGGTATGCCTCAGTTGGACTAATTGCAGCCCAAACAATTGCTGGCTTCTCTGATGGCGGTTATACCGGTAATGGTCTTAAACACACTCCTGCAGGGATTGTGCATAAAGGTGAGGTTGTTTGGTCGCAAGAAGATATTAAACGCTGGGGTGGTGTTAGCGTTGTTGAAAGTATGCGTCAAAGCAATCCAAGTGGTTATGCGAACGGAGGTTACGTTTCTAATAATCAGTCTGATGCTATTGCAATACGTAGAGAGTCTAGACAGTTTGAGGCAATCAACTCTAATCAATCTCAATTGAATACGAACGAAAAGCCAATAAATGTGTATGTCACTGTTAATGCCGATGGCACAAGTAAAACAGAGACAGAAAACGACTCAAAACAATTGGGCCAAATGATTGGTAATGCAGTAAGAACTATTATTCGCCAGGAACAAAGACAAGGTGGTTTGTTATCTAAGTAACGCCTGAACTGTTTCCACTTTTCCGTTAATTGGGGTATAGTTTAATTAATATGGTCATACTTTAGTTATGGTCCTTAAAAGCTCGCTTATTGCGGGCTTTTTTTGTGAGAAATAATCATGAGTGACTTAAAATTTACCTTTGAGTGTGATCTTGAAGGTAATAATCAAACCCAACGTTTTAATACGTTATCAACAAAATTTGGTGACGGATATGAACAAAATACTTCAATTGGTATAAACAATCGATCTGGTGAATGGACCTATCAGCGCACAGCTAAGAAAGCTGAAATTTTGGAAATTAAAGCATTCTTTGATAAGCACAAGGGTGCTAATTCTTTTCTATGGGATTCGCCGTTAGATGGTGAAGTGCGCGTTAAAGCAGGGGATTATCAACCTGTTTGCTTGGGTGGAGATACGTGGCGCATTACAACCACATTTACTCAAGTTTTCTATCCATAATTTTTTCTCAACGGCTCCTTAAGGAGCTTTTTTATTGCTTATTGGAGCAGAAACATGGCTATTAAAACTTTAGATCTTGCTGAAGCATATATTGTCGGTGAATTACGCACTCAATTATTAGATGCACGTAGTTTCGGGAATAATTTGCCTGCTGGCAGAATTGAAACTTTAGCGATTAATTATGATCGACCTTCTGATTCAGTGAATATTGCTGTTACACCAGGTGGTGGTTTAAACGGAAGTATGACTTTACTTGATGCTGACATCACAAAGTGGGCAATTCAAACGATCTTAAACACAGCTTATCTCTATCAGGTAGATGTAAACACTTTAAGCCTTAAATATGACTTGGCTGCTAAAAAAATTACTATTGAATATACTCCAGTTGTTTCAGGTCAAGCTTAAGGAGGTCTCATGACTTTACAAAGTGACTTCCAGAAACTTGAACCAGGTGGATTAATTCACCTGTATGAATTAGATGCCAGCTCGTATGGAGTTGGCATTCTTCGATTTCATGGCCATCAGCAAATGGAAAGTATTTTTTGGCAGGGTCAGGAGTTTGAAGCTATTAGTCTGGATGTCTCTGGTTTAGAAATGAGATCAGATGGTAAGGCTTCGGCTCCCACATTAACAATCGCCAATAACCTGAACGGAATACAAGGTGCAATTTCAGCTTACTGTCTCCAATGTAAAGATTTCGTTGGAGCTAAACTCAAAGTTATAACCACACTCACCAAGTATCTTGATGCCAAGAACTTTCCTGAAGGCAATCCAACAGCATCAAATGAATCAAAAGAGCAGATTTGGTATATCGAGCAGAAAACATCTGAAAATGCTCAACAAGTAACTTTTGAGCTTTCAAACCCGATTGATTTTGAGGGGTTGAGAATACCAGTTCGTCAAATTACTTCATTGTGCCATTGGTGCACGATGGGGAAATATCGTGGTGAAGAATGTGGTTATACCGGCGCTGCTATGTTTACAGAAAAGGATGAGCCAACTGATAACCCTGCATTAGATCGATGTGGAGGAAGGTTGCGCTCTTGCCGATTACGCTTTGGAGAAAACAAGCCCCTTCCTTTTGGAGGATTCCCAGCATCAAGCTTAGTTTGAGGTCCTATGAAACTAACAGCAAAAATCAAAAAAGCGGTAATGGCCCATGCTGATGAATGCTATCCGCATGAATGCTGTGGGGTCATTGTAGACAAGGAATATATCCCTTGTCGAAATGTAGCAAACAAATCAGATCAGTTTGAAATACATCCTGAAGACTTAGCTTTTGCAGAAGACCAGGGCGAGATATTAGCGTATGTGCATTCCCACCCTGACGGAACTACAAGAGCCTCAGAACTAGACTTAATTCAAATTGAGTTACATCAAAAGCCTTGGGTAATTTGTTCCTATCCGGATCTAGATTTTCAAATATATGAACCATGTGGTTATCGCGCCCCTTTAGTGGGGCGTAATTATTTTCACGGTTGGCAGGATTGCTACGCTCTTATACGCGATTTTTATAGTCGTGAATTAGGAGTCGAACTTATGGATTTCGAGCGTAAAGATGCTTGGTGGGAAGATAAAGATCATCCATCACTTTATCTTGAGAATTATGAGAAAGCAGGCTTCTATGAAGTAGATACGCCGCAATATGGCGATATGCTTGTTTGTCGTGTTGGGCGTACTGAACATCCCAATCATGCGGTTGTTTGGCTTGGGGATAATGGGCAGCTTAAATCGGAACAAACTGAGCAATGCATAGGTTCAAGTCTAATTCTTCATCATCCATATAATCGTAAATCTGTTCGTGAAATTTATGGCCAACAATGGCAAGAGCGAACAGTAAAGATATTGAGGCATCGAGATGTTAAAAACCATTAAACTGTATGGAGTATTGGGACAAAAGTTTGGCCGTGAATTTAAACTTGATGTTTTAAATACACGTGAAGCTATGCGTGCATTAGCAGTACAAGTTGAAGGTTTCGAGCAGTTCATGTTGAAAGCACATGAGCAGGGACTCCAGTTTGCTGTATTTCTTAAGAGTAAAAATTCAAGCAAAAAGCGTGGAAAGAAAAGCCCATCAATTTATGACCATGAATCAAAACGACTGATTACTGGAGACAATATCAGTGAAGACCAGCTTGATATGACTACACAAGCTGAAGTTATTCATGTTGTGCCTAGAGTAGTTGGAGCGGGCGGGGGTGGTGGCCTTCAAACAATTATCGGGGCTGTTATGGTAGTTGTAGGGGTGGTTGTAGGGGTGTTTGCTGGATGGACTGGTGTTGGTGCAGTTGTGGCACAAGGGTTAATCGGGGCGGGTATCGGCATGATGCTTGGTGGTGTGGCAATGATGCTTATGCCAAAGGTCGATAATACTCAGGACCAAAACCAAGATGGTAATAGGGCAAACCAAGGATTCGGTGGAGCTGTAACTACGGTTGCCCAAGGGAACCCTGTTCCAGTTTTATATGGCCAACGTGAAGTTGGTGGATTCATTGTGAGTGCTGGTCAGTATCCTGAAGACCAGATGTAGAAAATTTGTTGTGATGTTTTTTTAAGGCGCTTTAAGCGCCTTTTTTATTGCGCGAGATTTAAACCTATGGCGATTGTAAAAGGCGCGAAAAAGGGCAAAGGTGAGGCAAGAAAACCTGTAGTTGCTCCAGATTCCGCACAATCTAAAACCTATATAAAAATCTTATATGGTTTAGGTGAAGGCGAAATTGAAGGATTAGCCAATGGCAATCAATCAATATTTCTTGAAGGAACTCCACTACAAGATGCCAATGGGAATCTGAATTATTCAAACGTAAAACTAGATTTCCGTAAAGGAACTAATGATCAAGATTACATTGAAGGTTTTCCTTCAGTAGAAAGTGAAACTGCTGTCGATGTCGAATTGAAGTCAGGTGCTCCATGGGTACGAGCTTTTAATAATATTGATCTTGATGCCGTTCGTATTCGCTTAAAGTGGGGACCACTTCGCCAGCAGGACTCAAGCACTGGTGATGTTAGTGGTATAACAATTGAATATGCTATCGATATACAAACTGACGGTGGTGCCTGGACAGAAGTATTAAAAACAAAAATATCCGATAAGACTTCTGCAAATTATGAACGAGCTCACCGTATTGATTTACCAAAGGCCGATAGTGGTTGGTTAATCCGGGTACGTCGCATTACACCTAATTCAACCTCTGAGTTTGTAAGCGACAAAATGTATGTTGAGGCATTTACTGAAGTTGTTGATGCAAAATTAAGATACCCAAATACGGCATTATTAGGTCTGCAATATGATGCCGAAACTTTTGGAAATGTGGCGAAATTAGCTGTAGATCTGAAAGGTCGATTGCTTTTAGTACCAACCAATTACAACCCGCAAACGCGACAATATACTGGAATTTGGGATGGTACTTTTAAAAGAGCTTACACAAATAACCCGGCATGGATTTACTACGACCTTTGTACAAATGATCGTTATGGTTTAGGAAATCGCTTAACCCCATTCATGATTGATAAATGGTCTTTGTACCGTTTAGCTCAATACTGCGATCAAAGCGTTTCCGACGGACTTGGCGGCCAAGAACCTAGATTTACATGTAATGTGTACATTCAAAATGCTGAAGATGCTTTCAGTATATTAATGAAATTGGCTGGTGTCTTTCGAGCGATTGCCTTCTGGGATGGTACAAGCATTATATGTGATGCCGATATACCACAAGACACATATTTCACCTATACCCGTGCAAATGTGGTTGGTGGTGTTTTCGAATACTCAGGAACACGTGCACGTGATCGGCATAATGTAGTTAAGGTTGCGTGGGATAATCCTGCAAATCACTATAAAACAGAATACGAATTTGTTCGCGATGAAAATGCTATTGCTGAGTCTGGCCAAGTACGCATTCTTGAATTAGATGCGTGGGGATGTACTTCTCGTGGCCAGGCTCAACGTGCAGGCCACTGGGCTTTAAAATCCGAGCAAAAGGAGACTCGTACAGTTTCGTTTAAAGTCGGTTTAGATGGGCATATTCCACTGCCAGGAAGAGTAATTGAAATTGCGGATGAACTGTTTGCAGGACGTGCTAATGGCGGACGTGTATCTAAAATTTCTGCTGATCTCAAAAGCATAACCATTGATCGAGATGACGTTATTGCTAAAGCTGGTGATCGTCTGGTTATCAATGGCGAAAATGGCAAAGCACAAACGCGAATTGTTCAGTCGATCTCTGGTCGGGTTATCACAGTAACACTTCCATTCGATGAGAATTCAATTGCTGTACAAAACGTATGGGTTCTTGATGCTCAAGATTTAGCGACAATGAAGTTCCGCGTAATTTCAATCTCGCAAGAAGAAAAACACCAATTTAGCATTACAGCGCTTCAGTACAACCCGCAAAAATTTGATGAAATTGATAACGGGGCATTCTTTGAAGATGCACCTATTTCAATTATTAATCCTTCAATCCAGGAACCGGTTAAAGATGTTTTGATTACGACTGAAAGTCGTGTTGATCAGGGTATTAATATCACCACAATGATTGTGTCTTGGATGCAAGCGAAAGGTGCCGTTAAGTATCTGGTTGAGTGGCGAAAAGATGATGGATCGTGGATCCGGTTACCGCAAACAGGAAATAATTCAGTCGAGGTACCTGGTGTTTATTCAGGTCAATATCAAGCTCGTGTTACCGCAATTTCTGCTTTTGAAATCGCATCTTTACCGGTTACATCTTCCTTAACTGAAATTACTGGAAAGCAGGGATTACCGCCGAAAATAGCTTTTATACGTGCCACAGGTATTTTGTTTGGAATGAAGCTTGATTGGGGATTCCCTCCAACAGGTGCAAAAGATACAGCTTATACCGAAATTGAAGTTTCACCTGATGGCATCAACAATATTGCTCAATTAGGATTGTTTGCATATCCGACTACCACTACCACAATCCAAGGTTTACAACCTAATCTTAGACAGTTTTATCGCGGTCGATTAATTGACCGGATTGGCAATGTTGGTCCTTGGTCTGAATGGGTCAATGGTACGACCACAGCAGATCCGGAAGCGGTTCTTGATCTTATTTCTGGTCATATTAATGAGAGTGATCTTGCCCAAGAGCTTCAAGGTAAAATTGAAAATTCAGTCGATGTATCTGAAGCAGCCCAAGCTGCAGCAAATAATGCCCAAGCTGTTGCTAGTAGCGCCCAAACTGCAGCTAACAATGCCCAGGCTGTGGCCTCTGAAGCTAAGACGGCGGCCTCGAGTGCTCAATCGGCAGCAACCACTGCTCAAACACAAGCTTCTTCAGCCCAAAAAATAGCAAATGATGCGAGTGTTATAGCGACCAATGCTAAAAATACTGCTGATCAGGCAGCTGAAGATGCGTCTTCAGCAATAACGGCAGCAGCAGAAGCAAAAACTACTGCTACTAATGCGAATACGACCGCAACGAATGCACAAACAACCGCAAATAATGCTTCTTCGGCAGCATCAAAAGTTGCTTCAGATTTAACAACCTCAACAAATCAGTTGAATAAGAAAATCGCTGATGAAACTGATGCACGCACAGCGGCAATTTCTAAACTGAATGATGGTCTCACCACAGAAACGTCTCAGCGCAAGTCAGAAGATGCTGCACTGTTAAACAATATTGAGACTTATAAGTCGAGCACCAATGGCACTTTGTCTAGTCTGCAAACGCAAATTAATACTAACGCGACAAATACAAGTGCAAATACATCAAAAATCACTTCGCTTGACTCTCGTTTAACCACAAATGAAGGCAAAACCGCAGATGCGATTAATGCAGCGGCAACAGCTCAACAGGTAGCAAATACAGCTGTTACTAATGCGGCAGCAGCAGCATCGGCAGTTACCTCGCTAAAATCAGAGTTGAGTACAGGCAAAGGCATCAACAATATCATTGCGCCTTTTTCTGATCCGCAAGAACTATCGCCTTACATTATCGGCGCATCAAGAACTGTCGCTTTAGTCAATTCGCCTATGCGCATTAATGGTAAGGCTTATGACGTAACCTTTAATGCGGTTGCAGGCAGTATTTATTTTGGCTCTTCGTCAGTTTCTACGGTCAATACTGCAGCGGCAGGTGTGGTAAGTGGCGGTAAGCGTTACATGCTTAGCGCCTACTTAAAAAACATTGATCCTACAAAGCAAGCGGAAGTTTATTTTACGCTGCATTGGTTCAAACGCACGTCAGAAGGCGCCTACTCAGCAACTCAAACAGTATTAATAAATCAGGCAACTAACACCACTCGAGTAACACCGTCAAATGAGGGTGGCACAGTTAGCTGTAAAGCTGTAGCAGCACCACCAGATGCAGTTGCCTTTGTGGTTATCTGCTCTGGCAACAGCGTTTATAACGTCGCTGGTTCACGCATTCTCATTGACATGTTAATGCTTGAAGAGGTCGTTGGAGTCGATGTCCCTGCTTCGACTTGGACTGCTGGCCCTGCTGATTTAAGCGCTATTAAATCCGCTCTTGATGCCAATGCTTCTGCTATTAGCAATCTTAAAACTCGTGTAACGAACGCTGAGGGGGTAATTACTAGCCAAGGCAATTCAATTACTCAATTGAATAACAGCGTTACTTCTATCAATAGCGAACTTACCAAAAAAGCCGATGCAACCACTCTAAACGCCTTAACCAACCGAGTATCGACAGCAGAGGGCACAATTACAAGCCAGGGCAATTCAATTACGTCTTTACGTAATGATTTAAATGCCACCAATGACAAGGTTGCGTCTAAAGCTGATTCAAGCGCTCTCAATTCTTTGGATTCAAAAGTCTCAGAAATTGATGGAAGAGTAACTAGCAACACGAGTGCCGTTACTGCTCTTCAAGGGCGTGTTACGACAGTTGAGAACGGACTATTAACCAAAGCAGACGCATCTGCTTTAAACAACTACTACACGAAAACAGAGGCGGATTCTGCTACTTCTGGCGCAATCGACAAGTTCAACAGTCAATTGACGATCGGTGGTGTAAACGTTGTTGCGAACTCCGAAGCTCCTCGCACTTCAACCGCCGCAACG